CCCTGGATCACGGCCGGCCGCCTCCGCCACCGCGTCGACCTGGTCGACCCGGCCGGCCCGGCGTCGACCGCCGACGCCGACGGCCAGCCGGTCGCCGTGCCCCGGACGGCCGCCGCCGGCGTCCCGGCCTGCGTCGAGTCGGTCCCCGAGAGTGCGGGCGGCACCGAGGCCGTCGTCGGGGACGCGGTCCGGGAGCGGTCGAGCCACCGGATCACCCTGCGGTACCACCCGGGCCTGGCGGCCGCCGGGCCGGCCTGGCGGGTCGTCAACGCGGGCAAGGTGTACGAGCTGGACGCCGTCGTCGACTGGGAGGACCGCCGCACCTGGCTCGTGTGCCTGTGCCGGCTCGCCAAGGGGGTCGGGTGATGGCGAAGACCGGCCTCGACGGCCTGGCGGAGTGCGTCGCCGCCCTCGACGCGGTCGGCGTCAAGTCGTCGGCCGCCGTCCGGGCCGGGATGGGCGCGGTCGGGTCGGCGGGCGTCCGGTTCGCCCGGGCGCACGCCCCCGTCGACACCCTGACCCTGAAAAAAGCCCTGGGCCAGCGGGTCCGGACGTACCCGAAGACGGGGGTGACCGTCCTGGTCATCGGCGCGCGAAAGGACGCCCGGCCCAAGCCGGGCCAGCCGGCCAAGCCCGCCAAGTTCAGCCGCCAGGTGGTCCGCCGCGGGTCGACCAAGACGACGACGGCCACGCCCGCGTACTACCTGCACCTCGTGGCCTTCGGGACCCGGCCGCACGCCGTCGCGAAGGGCGACACCCTGGCCCGGCCGGCCAAGGCCGGCCGGCGGGCCGTCGCCCACATCCAGACCGGCCGCGTCCACCCGGGCACCGCCCCCGACCCGTTCATGGCCGACACGGCGAAGTTCGTCGCCGCAACCGGGCCGCCGGTCCTCGTCGGCCGGGTGGCCCAAGAGATCGCCAAGCTCGCCCGGAAAGGCCGGGTGCGCTGATGCCGGCCGCCCTCGACGCCGCCCCGTACCTGGTGGCGTGGATCAAGCACCGGGTGGCCGAGGTCGGCGGCCGGGTCTACCCGCACCTGGCCCCGCAGAACGCGGCCCCGCCGTACTGCACCTACGCCCGCGTCGGCCGCGTCGTCCACGGCGACCAGCGCGGGCCGGACGGCACGGTCGCCGCGACGTACCAGGTGGACGTGTGGGGCCAGGCCCGGGCCGCCCTCGAACGCATCCTGCAGGTCGTCGTCGGCCCGGCCGCCGCCGTCGGCACCCCGGCCGCCGGCCTGGTCGGGTTCGCCGGCCTGATGGAGCTGGCCCCCGGCGTCCCGCGGCCGGCCGCCGCCCCGCCGGACCGCCTCTACGTCCAGTGCGTCACGCTCGGCGACGACGCCGAGGAGTTCTACCTGCCGGCCGACGGCACCGGGGCCGGCTGGGTCCGGCAGGGCGTCCGCCTGACCGTCCACCACGAGACCGAACTGAGGTGACCCGTGTCGAACCCGTCCGAGTTCAGCTACCTGAACCGCCTGTGGGCGGCCCCGTTCCCGGCCGACAACGTCATGCCCCTCGGGGCGTACGAGGGCTTCGTCGAGCTCACCGGGTTCGTCGAGGGCAGCTTCGCCGGCCAGAAGCACACGAACATCAACGACTCGGGCCAGGACTCGCCCGGGAACACGACCGAGCACTACCCGGGCATGGCCGGCCCCATGTCCATCACCGCCACGTTCCGGTTCAACCGGTTCAATTTCGCCGTCCTGCTGAACCTCCTGCCCGGGACGTACCGGATCGCCCCGGCCATGGGCCGCATCCTGGTCCAGGGGGCGACGCCGGGCGGCATCCTGGTGCGGACGTTCGGCTTCGTCGACATGCCGGAGATGGCCAAGATCCCGCTCGACGGCAAGATGGAAACCCAGATCGAAATCTCGGGCAGCGGCAAGCCCCTCTTCTACATCCCGGGCGAGCCGATCCCGCCGCCGCCGCTGCCGCCGGCGGCCGTCGCCGAGCAGCCGGCCCCGCGGACGACCACGTCCGAAATGACCACCGGCGCCAGACTCCCGGGGACGTGACCGGACCCGACGCCGTACCGACGATGCCCCCCCACCCGCGAGGTACCCGCCCGTGCCGAACCCCCAGCTTGTCCCCGCCGGCGAACCCGCCGGCCCGCCGGCCGCCCCGTTCCTGTCCCCCGCCGACTTCAAGCGGCGGGCGACCGCCGCCGACCGCTTCCAGGCGGTCCCCTTCGAGGTCCCGGACTTCGGCGGGAGCGTCTACCTGCGGCGGCTGACCGCCGGCGACCTCGACGAGTACCAGGCCGCCGTCGCCAAGTGCCCGGACGACCGGACGCGGGCCACCATCCTGGCCCACGCCGTCGCCGACGCGACCAACCGCCGGGCCTTCCTCGACGCCGACGTGCCGGACCTGGCCAAGGTCGACGCGGCCGTCCTGGTGCCGGTCATCCGCCGGTTCCAGGAGCTGAACGGCCTGCTCCCAAAAGGCTGACCGGCGAGCGGCTGGCCCAGGTGCGGCTCGCGTTCCACTTCCGCGAGCCGCACGTCGACGCCTTCCTCGCCCGCCTGAGTGCGGCCGAGTACCGCGAGTGGGCGCAGTTCGCCGAGCAGGAGCCGTTCGGCTACCCGGCCGCCTGGGAGCGGACCGGGACGGTCGCGGCCGCCGCCTACAACGCCGCCCCGTTCCGCGGCAAGGACGCCCGGTCCGTCGACCCGGGCGTGTTCGACCCGCGGCGGGTTCCCGCCCCGCCGCCGCCGCCGGCCGCCCCGGACCCGGCCGGCGAGCGGGCCCTCGCCCTCGCCCTCGCCCGCCTGTACGGGGCCGACGTGTACGACACGGCCGGCACCCTCGTCGTTTCCCACGCCCGGGGCTAGTCCGTGGCCGACGTGATCGCCAACCCGGCCGTCAAGTTCAGCGGCCTGACGGCCCCGCTGGCCGGGGCCGTCGCGGACGCCAAGCGGCACGTCGCCGGCCTCGACGCCACCGTCGACCGGATGGAGAAGCGGCGGGCCGCCTCGCACAAGTCGCGGGCCGCCGCCCTCGGCGAGGGCATCGCCACGGGCGTCGCCGCCGGGGCGACCTTCGGCCTATCGCAGCTCGGCGTGTCGGGGGCCGAGGGGGTCAAGAGCCTCGGCCTGTCGGCCGTCCAGTCGGCCGCCGACTTCGAGGTGTTGAAGCTCAGTCTCGACACCATCCTCGGGTCGGCCGACAAGGCCGACAAGCTGCTGACCCAAGTCCAGGCGTTCGCCGCCGAGTCGCCCCTGTCGTTCGCCGGGGCCGCCGGCCAGACCAAGCAGTTGCTCGCCGTCGGCGTGGCCGCCGGCCAGGTCGTCCCGACCCTCCGGGCGCTGACCGACGTGTCGGCCGGGCTGGCCGACGGCGACGGCGTCGAGGCCAAGCTGAAGTTCGTCGCCAAGGCGTTCGGCGACGTGGTGTCGAGCGGCCGGATGACCGGCCAGGAGCTGCGCCAGTTCACCGAGGCCGGCGTCCCGATCTTCGACGCCCTGGCCGAGGCCATCGGCAAGCCCCGCGAGGCCATCAAGCACCTGGCCGAGGAGGGCGAGATCGGCCCGGCGGAAGTCACCGACGCGCTCATCGCCATGACGACCGGGGCCGGCAAGTTCGCGGGGATGAGCGAGAAGTACGCCCGCACCACGGCCGGGGCCTTCGACCGCCTGGGCGACGCCTGGCAGACGTTGAAGCGGGAGGTCGGCGGGGCGATCATCGAGGGCCTCGACCTGAAGGGCGGGGCCCGGGACCTCGAAGCGTTCGCCGGCCGGGTCCGGGGGTCCGTCGGGGACATCAAGCCGTTCGTCCGGCTCGTCGGCGAGGGGGCGCGGGCGGCGCTGAACCTGGCCAACGAGGCCGGCAAGTCCGGCCTGGTCCTGGCCGAGACGTTCGGGGCCAGCCTGGTCGACCGGATGCCCGGCCTGAAGGACATGCCCTCGCTCATCAAGGGGGTGCTGAAGGACGCCCAGGACTTCAAGATCGACCCGGTCAAGGTGTTCGACATCGGCACGGCCGTCTTCGATGTCCTGCTGACCCAGTTCGACATCGTCCGCGGGCTGGTCAAGGGGGCGGGCCTCGACTTCGAGGCGAACCTGGTCACCCCGCTCAAAGAGGCGGCCGCCAGCCTCAAAATAGTCGCCGACCAAATCCTCCACGTCATCGGCGAGGTGAACAAGCTCAAGGGCGTCGGGAAAGCCCTCAACCCGGCCACGCTGGTCGAGCGCATGGTCGCCCGGCCCGGCAAGGGGGCGGACCTCAAGCGGACGTGGGACGACGTCCTGGCCGACCGGAACGCCGCCGACGTGCGGGGCGGCCACGCGGACATGAAGGGGCCGCGGTTCCGGGAGGCGTTCGCGGACAAGTACGCCGACGATTACACGCTCCGGCTCCAGGCGAACGTCGGCGACAAGGACACGGTCAAGCCGACGCAGGTGGGCACCCAGGACCTGTGGGTCCAGGCCGAGAAGCTCCTCGGCGCGGCCGACGGCGTCGCCGACAAGGGGGTGGCCGCCGGCCTCCGGGACCGGGCCGTCCTCCTGCGCCAGACGGCCCAGGACCGGGCCGACGGCAAGGCCCCCGCCCCGGGGGACGCGACGAAGCCGCCCACCTACCGCGACGCGGTCGCGGGCGAACTCGACAAGCTCAAGCGCCGGCTGGCCGCCGGCCGCGACGCCGAGCAGGCGGCCGCCGGCAAGGCCGCGGCCGACCGGGCCAAGGAGTTCGCCGCCGTCGGGGTCGCCCTCGGCGGCGGGTCGGCCGGACTGGCCGGGGCGCTCGGTGGCCTCGCCCCGGCGGCCGAGAAGGCCGCGGCGGAGACGCGCCGGCTCCGCGACCTGGCCGGGATCGGCGTCGGCCTGACGGGCGGTCTGAGCGGCGTGTCCGGGGCGCTCGCGGGGGTCGGGGCGACGGCGGCGACCGGGGCGCTCGCCCTCGACAAGCTCAACCACATCGTCGGCCAGATCCCGCCCAAAGTCGTGGCCCTGGCCGAGTCGCTCAACAAGGAGTTCAAGGCGACGGCCGACCCGGTCAAGGCGCTGCGCGAAGCCGTCGCCAACATCACCACCGCGGCCGACAAGAAGCTGATCACCAAGGACGTGGCGGCGCTCGGCATCCAGAAGGCGTTCCTGGACGCCGTGAAGCACGACGACGCGGCCCCGAAGCTGGCGGCCGGGGCCGAGTACGGCAGCCAGGAGGCGGCCCGGCTCGTCACCCAGGCGGCCGTCAACGGCCCCCAGTCGGCCGAGGACCTGCTGCGGCAGTTGGTGGCCTACACCGCGCAACTCCTGACCAGCGCGCAGCAATTCGCCCCGACGGTCGTCGGGGCCTTGGCCAAGAACCCGCCGCCGACCCCGGTCAAACTCCCCGAGAAGTGAGGCCGTCATGCCGCCCGCCTACGTCGACCCGCTGCCGGCCGGGGCACTGTTCCGGACCGACCCGCCGCCGCCGGCGGTGGAGCCGGCCGCGGGGTTCCTCGCGGCCGAGCCGCGGCCGGCACCGCGGGTGCTGTGGGTCCGGCTGCTACGCGAACACGCCGGCGACTGGGGGCCGGACGGCCGGCGGGGGTACCGGGCGACGCTCCGGGTCCGGGTCGACCGGCCGTACGCGACGGCCCGCGACGTGATGCTGTCGGACCTGACGCCCAAGCTCGGGGACGTGTACTTCGGGTGGTCGGTCACCACCGACAGTTACTCGTACCAGCCGAACGCCTCGCCGGCCGACCCGCTGGCGGCCCTCGTCCACGCCGCCCCGCGGAAGCTGGCCGACGACCCCCTGTCGTTCGACCTCGACCTGGCCTACGAGGGCGAGGGGAGCCCGCTGGCGTCGATCCCGGAGGTCGAGTACGGGGCCACGGCCTACCAGGAGTTCGCCGTCCAGGACGTGGCCGGGAAGGCCATCGTGAACTCGGCCGGCGACCCGTTCGACGGCGGCGAGGCCGTCGACCGGGACCGGGGGTCGCTGACGATCACCCGGACCATCCCGTGGGAGGCGTGGGACCCCGACTTCGTCGAGACCTACCGGCACTCCTTGAACAAGTACCCGTTCGTCCACGGGACGCTGACGACCGTCCCCCCGCCGACCCCGCCGGAGCCGGGCGCGTCCCCGCCGCCGCCGCCCGGACCGGTCCCGGTCACCAGCCCGGCCGGGACGTGCAAGCTGACGAGCCTGACCTGCACCCGGGTCGTCCTGCGGCGGGGGGTCCCGGCCCGGCCGGCCGTGCCGGCGGCGGGCGGCGCGCCGGCCGGGCCGGCGGCCCCGGCCACGTCGGTGTTCGGGGCGCGGGTGACGGCCCGGATTGACTTCGACCGGAGTACGTTCGTCCCGAACCCGCCGCCGCCCGGTCCCCCGCCGCCGCCGGGCGTCCCGCCGCCGCCGGCCCCGCCCCCCCCGCCGCCCGAACCCCGGCGGTGGCGGCGGGTCAAGATCGACGCCGGGTACCGGGAGGTGAAGCACGGCCTGCGGGTCCGGATCGTGTCCGGGAACGCCTACGCGACCCACGGGCCGGCCCTCCTCGACGGGGCCGGCCACGCGCTCAAGCTGGTCGAGGTTCCGCCGCCCCCGCCGCCGTACCCCGGGCCGCCGCCCCCGCCGCCGGGCGTCCCGCCGCCCCCGCCGCCCCCGCCGCCGAATCCCGTGTTCGTCCTGCCCGTGCCGCGGGTCGTCGTGTTCGACATCTACCCGACGAAGGACTGGGCCGCCCTCGCGGGCATCCTCGAGAACTGGTGAATCTACCGTGGGACTCCCGCCGCAAGCGCCCGTCGCCCTGACCGCCGCCGACGCGGCCTGGCTGGCCGCCGCCGCCCGGCGGGTCGGCCGGGAGGACCTCGGCGGGTACAACCGGCCGCCGCCGGCCGGCGGCCCGGGGGCCGGGGGCGACGAGAAGCCGACCCAGATCGTCACGGTCATCGCCCTGCCGACGGGCGTGTCCCAGCCGCAGTCGAGCGACGGCCCGGGCCTCTACATGGTCCGGCTGATGACCTTCGAGTACGCCTGGGACGAGTCGCCGGCCGTAATGTGGTCGCCGGCCCTCCCCGGCGACGCGCTCGACCTGTGGCTGGCCCCGCGGCCCGGCCAGACGTTTGCCGTCGGCGACTACCTGCAGGCGGTGGCCGTCGGGGCCCACGAGGGCCGGCCGATCTTCGCCACCGTCGGGGCGGGCGCGGCCGAGCCGGCCGCCTGCGACTGCCAGCCCCTGACCGTCGAGACGAACTTCCGGTGCGACGGCCTCGACCTGCTCCACGACCTGGTCACGTACCACGTCTGCCAGTGCGGCACCCCGAGCGGCACGCCGAACTCTCCCCCGCCGCCACCACCGCCTCCACCGCCGCCACCGCCTCCACCGCCGCCACCGCCGCCACCGCCGCCGTCAACACCGATTTGGACATGCAGTGCCGCCGGTTGTACGCAGACGACCTACGACGCGATCGGACCGGACACCTACTACTTCACGACCCTGGCCGCGTGCCAGGCGGCGGTGGTGCCCGGCGGGTGCGACAACAGCACCGCGGTCCACAACGTCCCCGCCCAGCAGTAGCCCCAGGTTCCCGCCCGAGGCCGCCGTGCCCCTCACCGAGATCAGCCGCCGGACCGTCCGGGCCGGGCCGACGGCCTGCTGCTGCGGCTGCGCGTCCCGGCCGTGCGACCCGAACCCGTGCCGGGCCGCCCCGTGGCCGTACCTGACCGCCGAGGTCTGGCCCGGCCCCTACGCCTACGTTGTCGGTAACGGCGTCAAGGACCAGTGCCACAACCTCGCCCAGTTCCAGCGGTGCGGGTACCACGCCATGCCGGCGGCGTGGGAGACGTGGCCGGCCGCGGTGGCGGCCGACCGGGGGCCGGCCGTGACGTTGGCCCGGCCGGGCGGGGCCGGCGACTGGGTCGGCCAGACCGCGCTCTCGAACATGGCCTTCGCCGACGTGGCCGCCAACCCGTCCGGGGCACCGCTCGTATCGAGCGCCCGCTACCACGTCCGGATCGGCTGCCGGGAGTGGGCCAACAAGCAGATCCCGGCCCGCCGGTCGACGTACCTCGGCATCTACGCCACGTACACCCGGGCCTGGGACCGGGACGCGGGCCAGTGGCCGACCGACGGCAACGGGCAGCCCGTGGCGCAGACGGCCCGCGGCCTCGTCCGGTCCGGGGCGGGGAGTTCGGCCGGCACGTACCGGATCACCCAGGCCGTGACGTACCACAACCTCGGCCAGCAGAACTTCCCCCTCGACTACTGGACCGGCCCGCACCTCGGGTACGCCGCCTGCGAACCGATCGGGACGACGAACAACATCTGCAGCGTGTGCACCGACCTGTGCCCGGGCCACCCGCTGGTCCGGTGCCACCCCCGGGGGGTGCCGGGGACCAACACGAACTGGACGTGGGTGTGGGGGTCGTCGTCGCCGGGGGCCGGGCCTTACAGCCAGGTCGGGGCGAACCTGGAGATGTTGTTCGACGACCTCGGCCCGGCCGGCGTGACGCTGGCCGACTTCGCCGGCGGCGGCGACGTGGACTGCTTCCAGGACGCGCGGCAGTTCCTGGTCACCCACGCCGCCGGCCCGGGCGGCGGCGGGTTCGCCGCCCGGGCCGGCCCGGGGGACGGGGCCGGGGGCGTGACCGGGGTGCCGGGGACGGTCGACCCGGCGCGGGAACCCGACCCGGCCTGGGCCGGGCCGGCGAACGACACCCTCGGGCCGGAGCCGACGACGTGCGAGAAGCGGGTGTGGGCCTGCGTGCCGGGGTTCCCCGCCGGCCCCGGGACCGCGGCCAAGGACTCGTCATGCCGGAGCTACGCCTACCGGAGTATCGATGTCGGCCGGCGGTACTACCCGACGAAGGCCGCGTGCGACCTCGACCGGGACTTCCGGTACGACTGCGGGACGCACGGGACGGTGAAGGCGGCGAATGGGTACCTCGCGCCGGAGGGCGTCGGAGGGGTGGCCGCCGCCGCCGGTGCGGCCGCCGCCGGGGCGGCCGCGCCGCGGTCCTGGTGCCGGTTTTTGGGGCCGCGGGTCGAGTACCGGGCTGGGTGCGATTCCGGGTGGATGTGCTCACACAAGTGCGATTCGGCCCGGCGCGAAGACCAGGAACTGCACCTCCGCGTCGTCGCCCACCTCGGCCCGGCCGAAGAGAGCGACCCGCGGTGCGTGCCGGGCGAACCGCTGGACTGCCAGACCTGCCCCGGCCACGTGCCGCGGCCCGGCGGTTGACGCCCCGGCCGCCCCCGGCCGATCATCGGGGGAGGGGCCATGACGAGCGGCGAGTACCACCTGGTCGTCGAGCAGGGGGCGACGTGGACCAGCGGGTTCGCCATGCCCGAGGTGGAGCGCGGCCCGCGGCCGTCGCTGGCCGGGGCGGCCGTCCGCGCCCAGATCCGCCGCGGCACGCCCGGGCGGCCGGGGGCATTGCTGTTCGACTTCGCGGCGACCCCCGGGGCCGTCGACACGGCCGACGCCGCGGCCGGGGTCGTGTGGCTGACGCTGTCCGCGGCCCAGTCGGCCGCCCTGCCGGCCGGGACGCACGCGTTCGACCTGTTCATCGACCTGGGCACGACCAGCCGCCTCCTCCGGGGGACGGTCGACGTGCGGCCGCGGGTGACCCGGTGAGCGACGCCGCGGTCGTCGAGGTGGTCGACCCGGACGGCCGGCGGGTCGTCGAGGTCCTCGTGCCGGGGCCGGCCGGGCCGGCCGGCCCCGGCCCCGGCACCTACTGGCCCGCCCGCCCCGCCGGCACCCTGTGGGTGTCGGGCTGGCTGCTCGACGGCACGACGCCGGCCCTCTACGCGCTGCCGGCGGCGGTCGACCTGACCGGCTACGTGACCGCGGCGACGTTCGCCGCGGGCCTGGCCGGACTGCCGGGCCTCTACGCCCCACTATCCCTCCCCGCCGCGTTCGCCTTCGCCGCTGGCGACGCGGCCGCCGGGGCACTCGTCACGTCCGCCCCGGTCGTCCTGGCCGGCGGGGGCGGGGTCGCCGACACCTGGCCGGTGACGTGCGACGGCTCCGGGTCGCCCGAAGTGTCGATTAACGGGTCGGCGTGGACGGCCGGCCGGGTGCCCGCGGCCGTCGCCCGCGCGGGCGACGCCCTGCGCGTCCGCCAGACGGCCGGCGGCGTGGGTACGACCCGGACTGCGTCCGTCCGCGTCGGCGGCCGTCTGGCGGCGTGGGCCGCGGCCGTCTGGTCGCCGGCCGGCCTGCCCGGCCTGGCCCCGACGCTTCAGGTCGCCCGGTCGCGGGCGGCGGGTCTGATCTGGCAGGACGCGGCCAAGACCGTCCCTGCGACCACCGGGGGTGAACCCGTGCGGGTGGCGACGTGCCCGGATACCGGTGTCGACTGGGTCGCCCCGTCGGCCGCCGCCCGGCCGGTCCTGTACGATTTAGGTGGCGGCCGGTGGGCGGTCGATTCCGACGGGGTAGACGATGCTTTAGTCCGGTCCGGAACGGCGGCGACCGGCGAGTTTGTTACGTATTTTTTGTCGCAGTTGCCCGCTTCACCATTTACGTTTTTCGGCGGTGGGTTGAATACGAATACGGCGATTAATTTGTATGGCGGTACGGCATATCTTCAGGGGGATTCCGGCAGTATCAACGGCCCTTTTCCGACGCCGGCCGGGTGGAGTGTATTCCGGTTTCGGCGTGATGCGGCTAATGCTTGGTACGCCCGCGTTGGATCGGCTGGGGAAGTGTACATCGCTACGTCGCCGGGGCCGGTCACGTTTCGGTCGATATTATCAAATGTTGGAATTAACCAATACCTCGCACACCGAAGTGCTGGTCACATTTTTGCTGATGGCCCCGTGTCGGCCGCCGACGACACTCGGGTGGTCGACTACCTGTCGTCCCTCGCCCCCTGACCCGGAGTGATCTATGCCTGCGCCCGCCATCGCCCTGCTATCGAACACGACCCCGCTCGGCCGGCGCGTCAACGCGGCCCTGTCGGCCGGCCGGTCGCTCCGGGACTCGCTCGCCGGCCTCGACCGCGACGTGGCCGCGCTGTTCGCCCTCTGCGGGTTCGACCCGACGGCCCCGGACAGCGCGGCCGCCGAGGCGGTGGCGGCGGCCCTGGGGATGC